CATGTTTGGATTTGCGGGATTTTTGAATTAACAATGCCGGATGTTGATGAACAGGTTTCTTGGTTTGGGGCTCCATTTATGGTCGCTCCCAATGGAGGGATCCCTACAGATATAGACGAAGGTGATCGGATGATGATTAACGAAGTTCCGTATCGAATTACCTGGATAGATAATCCAATGAATTATAGTAGGCACCTGGAGATTGAACTAAAACGGTGGGAGAATGATGGCTAAATATATATCGAATGCATTGAAAGTAAAGCGCGAACTCTTATTCAAAGAACGGAAAGCTTTGCACTCTGCAGGGCTGGTGGTGCAAAACCACGTTACCCTAAATATTGATATGTTGGGAATTATTGACACCGGACGGCTAAAAGGATCTTACGGGTTTCAAATCGATATGAAGCATTTAGTCGTGTATAACGGCACAAATGTTGATTATGCAGGATACCAGGAATTTGGTACCGGGATATTTGCCGAGGGCGGAATGGGACGACAGACACCGTGGGCTTTTCAACTACCAAATGATAATTGGGTAACGACCGTAGGGCAAGTTGCAAGACCTCACCTGAGACCGGCATATACACAGAATGTTAAGGAAATCCAAACGGCTATGAACCGGGAGTTGGCAAGATGACATCAATTAGGACAATGGTGTATGCAAAAGCTGTCGCGATAACAACCCGGGTATTTTTTAACAAAGCACCGAGGGGAACGGAATTTCCTTACGTGGTATTCTCTTTTCCGGATGAGGGAAGAGCATATCATAATCAAGTTGAAAAAATGCTGCAAGTCAGGGTTTACGATCATGAAAAAGACAGCTATAATGTTGCATTAGAAATTGAAACCTTAACCGATGAATTAGAAGCAGTATTTGATTATAAGACAGCGAGCCATGACACGACAACGGCATGGTTTCGGAAGATTGGCAGGACTGAAATCCCGTTTCCAGAGGACGATCAAACTTGGGGAAGGGAATTATTATTTGAAATGAGAAATTACAAGTTGGAGGGATAAAACCATGGCAACAGCACTAATAGCAGGACAGGTTAATAAGATTTTATTGGATACGGGAGTGGTATATTTAAACGGAAATATGCTCTCTCCGTGTGAAGGCGACAACAGTTTTGTAGTCGATGTTGAATATCGGGACATTCCCTACAACGGCAGCGCAGGGAAAACAAAAGGATTAAAAAGAATCCTGAGAGAAAATGCAACTTTGACGGTACATCCAAAAGGGCTAACCCAGAATATTCTTCAAAAAGCAATTCCCGGGTATCAACTAAATGGAGAGATTACCGAAAGTTCAGGCGGTCGAAGAGTTATTGCTGATGCAAGATACTTGGATGAAGTAGTCCTAGTTGGCGATACGAAGGACGGCAATACGAAGGTCATAACGCTCTATAGGGCGCTTGCTGATAACGGGTTGAGTTTAACTCTGTCAGAGGACTCAGAAACGATCCTAGAGTTGGTTTTTTCGGCTCACTATGACCAAGACGACCTTACTGATCCTATTTATACCATCGAAGACGCTCACTATTACGGATCATAAAAAACCCCGGCACTAAGCCGGGATATTTCATAAGGAGCAATTACATGATCAAAACCAAACATCTGTTTAAGCTATCAGCAATGGTAGATAAAATGGGACTGGATGAAGAACTGAAACTGTTACTCGGTAAAGATAAGAAGAAAATGAGCAATCAAGACTTAGGGCAAACCATAATCATGGCGATTGTCAAAAAGATGCACCGGGCAGAGAAAGAAACGATTGAGCTTTTGGCTTCTGTTACCGGGAAAACCAAGAAAGAGATTGAAGATCTACCTATCAAGGATCTGATTGAACTTTTTAATTCCATCTTATCAGAAGATGGGGTGCTTGATTTTTTATCCAAACAGCCGGAGGGCTGAAACCAGAAGAGGTCTGGTCATTAATTTCTCGTTATGGGGCGGAGAGTTTTGAACTCCCGTTAGTATATGGGCTTCGGTTGGCGCGGCAAGCGGCCGAAGAGCGGCTTGAGGGGCGTGTCTGGCTGTATTACTGCAGCACAGTCGCCTATCAGGACAAGAAACACGCTACCAGTTACGAGGATATGATGAAAAAGTTACGCTTGCCAAAACAGTCAACAGAAGCAACCATATCAAAAGAACAACTCAACAAATATGATAATGTATACAAACTCTCTATGAAAAAAAAGGCAAAGTTAAAAAAAGCCAGGAGTGAGAAAAAATGAACGTTTTTGAACTCTTTGGATCAATAGCAATAAAAGGCGGGGACGACGCGAACCGCCAAATTGACCATTTAGATAAGAATGGTAAAAAAGCCTCAAAATCTGTTGGCAATCTCGAAAAGGTAACGGTAGCAGCCGGGAAAGCGATGAAAATTGCTTTCATAGGTGCTGCTGCAGCCATCGGGTTAGTTGCGGTAGGGCTCACAAAGGCCGTTAGTGAGGCTGCAGACCTGGAGCAGATAACAACCGCTTATGAGGTCCTGATCGGCGACGTAGAAAAAGCCGGTAAAGTTATAGCCGACATCAAAAAAGCATCGGCGAAAACCCCGTTCCAATTTAAAGATCTCGCAAAACAAGGCCAAACATTAATGGCCTTTGGTATTGAAGCAGATATTGTTGTGGATAAAATGATGATGCTCGGCGATGTTTCAATGGGTAATTCCGTCAAAATGGAATCCATTGTAAGGGCATACGGAAAGATCCAGGCAAAAGGAAAGGCCAGTCTTGAAGAATTAAATATGTTGACCGAGAACGGCGTTCCTATCCTTGGAGCTCTCTCCGAACAATACGGCGTTACTACTGAGGAAATGTTTAAGATGATTACCGCCGGAACGGTTGGTTTTGCAGATGTCAACCAGGCTCTCCAGAACATGACATCCGAAGGTGGGAAATTCTATGGGATGTTGGATAAACAGAGTAAAACCTTTACCGGACGGATAAGTACATTACGCGATAATATTCAGATGCTTTTTGCTGAGGTTGGATCGAAACTATTACCGGTTATCGGTCCTGTTATTGACAAATTTACCACTAAGATAAAAACCGCACTTGAAGAACTGACAGACGGCAAGGGACCACTTGCGAAATTCACTGAGGTTATGGTTAATATCATCGCGTGGGCGGTTAATAATATCCCGAAAATCGGCATAACTTTTGAGTACGTGGGAGAGATCGCAAAACTTGTAGCGGAGGGAATCGGGCAAGTATTCGATACCGTATCCACTAAAGTCAAGGCGATAATCTCAGCCCTCGGACTTGATACTGCTATAACCTCACTTTTTAATGTTTCAATCCAGTTAATTGGTGACACGTACAAAGCGTTCAAAAAAGGCATAGATACCGGGGATTGGTCAGATTTCTTTGATATATCCATAGACTGGACAAAGGCAATTCTGACCATTTATGCAACCGTAGCACTTGCAACAGATATTGCAGCGACAGTTTCTGGGCTTTTTTCTTCACTTTCTGCCGCCTTTTTAGGAACAAAGTTCTTGACCGGAATCAAAGGAATCGGGATCGGTGGGGTAATTGCCGGGGTATCACTAGTAATTGCAATTGCTGATACAATAAACGATCCAGAAAAAGGTTGGGGCGCTTTATCTGTAAATGTTGGGGCGGCGATTCTTGCCGGGCTTGTTGGGGTATTTCTCACAGGATCAATGAAATCTGGATACCTTGTTTTCACCATAGCATTGAATTTTGGAATAGGTGAAAAGATAAAAGAGGGAGCGGAAAAATCTGCCGAGGCCTTTACAGAGGGAGTTGAAGCAGGGAATAAACCCATAAATGTACTTGTTGGCACAGTTACCGCACCGGCTGGCTGGTCGGACGAATTAACCGAACAGCTTGCAGACGATATACAAACTGGGGTAAAAAGAGCCTTAAAAACCTTCGATCTCGTAGGTGCAATAATAGAACTTGTTAAGCTCGCAATAGACAATAAAGACCTCGAAGTCGAAAGTGAGGCCGTCGGGGAAAGTATCGTTGACGATGTAATTACAGGAATGGGAAGCAGAAAAAATGTGTTTCAAAAAGCATGGGATAAATTTTGGGGGTGGTTTAAAATACCCACTATTCCAGAAAAAGAGGTACCGTTAACAAAACTATCTTTCATACCGGGTAAAGATTCGGCTATGAAAATTGTAAAAATCGGAAAAAGAGACGGCGAAGAATACAACAATGGATTAGTAATCGGCCTTAATTCAAAAGCCGGAGACGTAGCAACGAAAGTTGGAGAGATAGCAGAGAAAACAACAGACACCTTTGTTGAGGTTTTAGAAGATCCAAGCATAACCACACAAATAGCAGACGCAACAAAACGATGGTGGGATGCCATGACCGCACCGGGAACAATGAATGCTCAAGCAATTATTGACAACATTTTAGGCAAAACCCCAGAAGAAACTGGAGAAGATGCAGCGGAAAAATTAAACAAAGG